AGATTACAGACAATGCAACCCGATGATTTATCGGCTGGCGGTGTTGTTGAATTTGTGCAGACTGCGGTAAAAATCCAAAATGATAATGCTTGTTTAATTTCACCTAACGTAAAGAATGAAACCACCAAACAGGGTGAATTTAATTTTGTAGCGGATTTTAAGGGATTGTAAGCATGGGTACTTCTGTTGTTTTCAAACCAACCGCCGTACAGCGTAACGCTCTGGCTTTGTTAAAAAGCGGAGCAAAACACATTTTGCTTTTCGGCGGTTCTAGGTCTGGTAAAACAACAGTGATCGTTATGGCGATAATTTTTCGGGCTTTATGTTACGCAGGGTCAAGGCATTTGGTATGCAGATATAGAGCGAAAGACGCTAAATCATCAGTTTTGCGTGAGACGCTTTTTCCCTGCCTTGATAATACTGTCGGGAATTCAGGATATAAATATTTAGTACATGAAAGCGTTATCACTCTTTTTAACGGTTCTGAAATTTGGATTGGCGGTTTAGGTGATAAAGAGCAAGCGGATAAAATCTTAGGACATGAGTATAACACAATTTATTTTAATGAGATAAGCCAACTTTCCTATGCGGCTGTAACGACTGCTTATTCTCGGCTTGCTATGAGAATTGAAGGCTGTAGAAACTTATTTTTTTATGACTGCAATCCGGGTTCGCCTTTGCATTGGGCTTATAAAATATTTGTTTTGAAGCGTACATTTTTAACTGGCGAACAGTTAGAAAAACCTGAATTGTATACCTCGATGTTATTAAATCCCGAAGATAACAGGGAAAATCTGCCGGAAGATTATATTACGGATATTCTTGATGTTCTGCCTGAAAAACAAAAAGCAAGATTTAGAGACGGTTTATGGGTTAAAGCGGAAGGTGTTATTTACGACCGCTTTGACGAAAGTATGATTGTCAAAGTATCTGAATTGCCTGAAAAGTTTGATCGTTACGCCGCAGGTCAGGATTTTGGATTGAATATCACTTTTGTAAAAATCGCTTGGCTTGGTGATGTTGTTTATGTTCTTTGCGACTACGGCGCGTTTAATATGACTACTCAATCTTTTAATGAAGAAGTCAATGTTCGTGGGTGGTTTAACAATCCTGATGATATGGGGCTTCCTGTCTATTGCGACCCTGCTGGCGGCGAAAGAATACAAGAAATAACAGGCGGCGTTAAAGCGAATAATTCTGTTGACAGCGGTATTGATTTTATTAACGCAAAAATAGAGCGTGGTCAATTTTTTGTATGCGAAAAGTGTACTGGTGTGTTAAGTGAAATATGGGATTATTGCAGAGATGAATGCGGAGAGATTGTAAAAGTAAACGACCATTATCTTGACGCTTTACGTTATGCGATATTTTCTGATGTGCAAATGAGAGTAATTATGTCATGAGTATATTTGACAAGTTACTACCCAACTACAAGCGAATAAAAAACATACCACTGGTTGCAGAAAAAAGTTTATCTGATGATGAAAATAATACCCAAAATCTATTGTCCCTCGATGATGATTTTCTTAAATTTAATATAGAGCCCTTCAACGATTCCTTTCTCTGCAACGCATGGGTTAATATTGCGGTTAATATTCTTATCCGCAATATTGCCCGCGCGGATTTTGTGATTGAGAAAGAAGGAATTGAGTTAAAAAGCGGAACGCTCTTTAATTTATTCCACAGACCAAATTCTCATTTAAGCAGATTTGATTTGTGGAAGGAAACCGCCGCTTGGTGGTTTTTAGAAGGCGAGGCGTTTTGGTGGTTCGGCTCGGACTATTCCGGCGGAATTCCAAAACAAATTTTTATTCTTAATCCCCGAAAACTCATACTTGAAAACGAGGGAATGAGTTTGAAGGGAGAATTTTCAGATCATAAACGGCGTTGGTTCTATAACACTGGCGCTGAATTAATGCCTATTCTCTCTGACGAACTGATCCATTTTCGGGAATTCAATCCTTATAATTCTTTGCGCGGTATAAATCCTTTGGTTTCACTTTCTATGGAAGTTGAACAGGATTTTTACGCCAATAAAGCGAATTCTCAATTATTAAAAAATAATGCTATTCCTCATGGTTTGTTAAAAACTGATCAAACTTTAAGACCCGAAGAAGCGGATCAACTTGAAAGGCGGTGGGAGAGCAAATACGGTCAAGTAAAAGCCGGAAGAAAAATTGCCGTCTTGGGTAAAGGTACAAGTTTTGAAGCTCTCTCATTCAATCCTGATGTTGTAAAGTTTTTTGAGCTTAAACGCTGGAACTTGTACACGATTTTAGCGAAGTACGGTATTCCGCCCAGAGTAGCGAACATTTCTGATAAGTCAACGGCGTTAAGCGGTAAAGATACTAAAGAGCAGCACTCGGCGTTCTGGCAATACACTCTTATTCCATTATTAAGACAGTTTGAGCAAATTCTTGAAAGTCAATTTTTTATGCGTTTCGGTTTGAAAGAGACAGGAAAATTTGATTTATGGGATATTCCCGAATTACAGGAAAACGAAGATGCGCAGAGCAAGAGAGATATTGCGGAAATTACCGCAGGGTTAAAAACCATTAATGATGTGTTAAAAGAGCGCGGCAAAGAACCTAAAGCGTGGGGCGATGTATGGCATAGACCTAAGAATTTAGGTTTTGTTGATGATAACGAAGGTAAGCAATGATAAATAATTCTGTTGTCATTGCTTCTACTGGCGGTTTTCTCGCTGATATGCTTAGTAAAAAACTTGGCGATGTTTATTCTCGTGTTTTCATTGCAGGTAATGACAAGGATTTATTTTCAAGGATTAACAGTTATTTTCCAAAATTTATTTTTATTGAACACTGTTTTTATAACAATGTAACTGATGAATATGTATATAAAATTAAAAGAAAAAATGAAAATCTACGTATTGTTATTTGGACTGCTTATGATATAACGGCTTTTAATGCGGCTCGATTTATTCATGCAGGGGCTGAAAGTTTTTTCTCATTAAGAGAAAAAAGCGAAAAGGTAAATATAATAATTAATCGTATTAGTTTGGGTGAAACATATTACCCTGATGATGTCGCTAAGGCTTGTAACAGTGATATTTCAATACCTATTTTTGATGTTCCCTTAACTGACAAAGAAATTCAAATAATTAAATTACTGCATTTGCCTGATAAGCAGATTGCTAAAATATTATGTGTAGATTTTAAAACTGTCTGCTATCACAAACAAAAAATATTCAAGAAATTAGGCGTTAAAAACAGGAGTGCGGTTATAAAATGGGCAACTGATCAGGGGATTACTCCCTCTGTAAAAATAATTAAAGAGGAAAAATTATGATTGTAAGAACAAAAAACGGAGAATTCAAAAATGGTAATACTTCGCGAACCATAGGTTCGACGTTGCTTGAATACTTGGGTGTTAAAAAAGAAATATCTGGCGTTCATAAATTAACGGAAGAAATTGAACTGATTGCGCCTGTTCCATTTCGCCTAACGGCTGAAAGTGAAAATAGCGGCATTGCTTGGACTTTATCAACTTATGACCTTGACCGTTTTGGCGAGCGTGTTGATCCGCAAGGTTGGGATTTTAAGAGGTATTTGCAAAACCCTGTTGTCGAATGGGCGCACAGGTACGACATTCCAGCGATAGGAAAAATGGATAACTTGACTATTGATGATAACGGTCTGCATGGCGTTGTTTATTTCAATTCAAAGGAGTTTGACCCTTTCGCATGGTCGATTGAACAGCGTGTAAAGTCTGGCGTTATTCGGGCTGGCTCTGTCGGTTTTCGTGTATTAGAGATTGAAATTCCTGACAGGAAAACGCTGGAGGAAGGAACATTTTTAATTTTCCGTAAACAGGAACTTTTAGAATTCTCGATTTGTAATGTTCCGGCTAATCCGTTTGCTTTGGCAAAGAACAATGAACAGCGTACAGAGAACAATGAAAAGAGCAATATTATTTCTCCGTTTTGGGGAAATTTTATAAATAACATTTGAGGAGTTATGTATGGAAGAATTGTTAAAGGCAATTAAACAAAAAATTGCGGAAATGAAAAAAGTCGAAAGTACGGGATTTACTGACCCTGCTAAGGCTTCGGAGTATTTCAAGGATAAGGAAATTATCTTGGAAGAAATTACTAAAACCCTTGAAACTGTTACAAGCGGACAATCGGAGCAATTTACCGCGCTTGAAAAAACTGTCGGGGAACTTCGCAAGGAATTGAAAACTCAGGCGGCGTATCCAAAGGAACTGACGCAAAATGAACTTTACTACAAATTGGGGCGTGGTGTCGCTGCGGCTTATCGCGGCAATAATTCAATTCTGGCTGAATTAGGTTTTACGCCTAACTTTGGTACTGAAAACTGGACTAACCCTAAAGATGTTAATTGGGTTATGGGCAAAGGCTGGACTGCTCAACGTGCGGCGGCTATGGGTGATATGGAAAGTCCTGATCAGTTTCTTATCCACCCTTCTTATGAAAATGAACTTGTCGCTATTGCTGAAAAGAAAAGTGTGATGATGTCTCTTGTTGACAGTTCAACTATGACTGTTCCTTCTGTTCTTGTTCCTGTCGAGGAAGAAGTCGATGTAAAACTTGAATGGCTGACTAAATACGGCGATGAAATTAAAGAAGTTGAAAAACCAAAAATTGAAAATGTAGAATTAAAGGCTTTAACTGCCGCTGGATTTATTCGTGTTTATGATGAGTTTGAAGAGGATAGTTTTCTCGATTTGGGAAAACTTTTTGTAAAAAAATTCATCGGCTCTTACGCTAGAGAATTTGACAAACAATGTCTTGTTGCGGATAACG